TACGATTGCTACATGCCTAAGCTTCAGGATGCCGACAAGACCAGCGCCAAGGACAAGATAATGGAGCATAGCGATATTGTTCTATTCGCCAATTGGCGCACAGCATTGACAGACGAGAAGCTTGGCTTTGGGGCATCACGCAATCGCGCAGTTGGCTCTGGAGAGCGCGTTGTCTATACTGAGGCTCGTCCTGCCTATAGCGCCAAGAATCGCTACAGCCTTCCGCCACAGATTCAAGTGAAAGACCCCAACTGGCAGGATGTCTGGTCAGTGCTTGCATCTCACATTCCATGGTTCAAGCAGTTCCAGTCTGCGCCCACGCCCACCCCTATCCCGACGCCAATCCCGGCAGGCGAAGCGATGCCGAAATTTTTAACAAACAAGGAGAAATAACATGGCTACACTTGCACTCGATACCACACAATATGAACGTTCTGCACCGCAGGGCGGACCTCTGCCTCCCGGCGTCTATACCATGACAGTCGTGCGCGTCCAGCAGAAGGAAACGAACGATAAGCAGGGAGTGTATGAGGAGGTCGAATTCGACATCTCTCAGCCCCAGCAGTTCAGTAACCGCAAGTTTTGGGACCGCTTTAATATCATCAACAAGAGTCCGAAGGCGCAGCAGATTGGCCGGGAAGCCATTGCCGACCTTGCCAAGGCGTGCGGTATTCATGGTGTCATCAATGACGACCAAGAGTTGATGGGCAAGACGGTGCAGGCCCGTCTTATCGTGAAACCGTCTGACAACCCGCAGTATCCCGACCCCAAGAACGAATGCCGGAAATACTATCCGGTAGGCGTCGATGCCGATGCGGAGGATAAGAAAACCAAGGGTGCGGCGCCTGCAGCGAATCAGCCTGTAGCGGCTGGCGCAAAGTCTAATTGGAATAATGTTGGTACTCCGGCGCCTGCTCCGGCACAAGCGGCTCCCGCAGGTCCGGCTGCTGCCCCCTGGAAGCGGTAGCATTGAAAGATCGCCCCGGCGTCTTGTTTGCATGGTGTGGACAAGGCATCCTTTGAGTTGCCGGGGCGGTCGCTTAACTGAAACAGAGATAAAATATGACTGAAAACGATCCGGTAAATCATCCTAAACATTACACTTCGCACCCTTCCGGCGTAGAGTGCATTCAGGTTGTCGAGCATATGTCATTCAATATCGGCAACGCCATAAAGTACTTGTGGCGGTCTGGACTGAAAGATTCCGCGCCTGCTGTTCAGGATTTGAAGAAAGCTCAGTGGTATCTAAACCGTGAAATTGAAAAACAGGAGAAAAAGAATGTCTGAAAAAATTGATTGTCTTGATCATGGTTTCGTGCGGCTTGTGGATAGCATGGGAAGCGATTTGTCAGTGGTACGTGCTGCCCGCGTATCTTACAATGAGGAATGGCGAGCGGGAGAGGACGAAGGCTCAGACACGCGCCTGATAAAGTACCTTAAGAAGAATAAGCATCATACTCCCTTTGAAGCAGTGACGCTTACTTTCGAGGTCAAGGCTCCTATATTCGTGTTCCGTCAGTGGCATCGTCACCGCACCTGGAGCTATAACGAGCTTTCCGCGCGCTACCGAGAGTTACCAGAAGAAGTTTATATGCCTGATTTTCGGCTGCAATCGTCTAATAATAAGCAGGGTAGTGCTGGTTCAGTAGGAGATATGCACAATGAAACACTAAAGATCGATTTCAAAGCAGTTTACGAACATGCGTTTGCAATTTATCGACTGGCGTTGAAGAATGGTGTCGCGCGCGAGTTGGCACGCGCTGTATTGCCGGTGGCGACATATAGCCATATGTTCGGCACAGTAAGCCTGCTTAATCTTATGCGCTTCTTGTCGCTTCGGGATGATGCACATGCACAATATGAGATTCGAGTCTATGCCGAAGCCATGCGGGAACTGGCGCGCAAAGTTGCGCCCGTAAGCATAGCAGCTTGGGAAGAGTTTGGGTGTTAATTAAAGATTAGAAATGAGCAATCTGTGAACATCCACGCCACTATTAAAGCTTTATATTCCATCATGTGCGAAGCACAGTCATGCCATGAGAAATCACCGGCCATGACTATGCTTTTGCGCACGGTGTCCGACGACGATGTGAACAGGGCTATTACCGAGCTTGAATTTCTGCTTACCGAGCTTGCAAATGTGAATACCAATCTTAAAGGAATGTATATACTTCATTATACTACCGGGACTGACAGGGATAATAAAAACGTTCTTTTGCAGACTGAAGTTGTGTTTGGCACGGCAACCGTAAGCTTTACTACAAAATTTAATCCTACAGCAGCGCAAAGCCTTATCGAGGCGCTTGGCATGTCTTTGGCGATGGTGAAGGCCGGGGATAAGCTTGTAGGGGAGGGAAATGCGTGAGCGAATTAAGTAATGATCCATTTCGTCTGGCGGAAAGAGTAGAGCAATTATTGCAAGAGATTGAGAAAAAGAACGCTACTATTCGCAGGTTAAAATCTAAATTACTGGATTCGAGAAAATGACAAAAATCTACGCTTATAAAGGCGAAAAAATTACATGCGAAAAAGGGCATATTATTTGCGAAGCTGCCATAGATATAATGTATGGCTCTGTACCTTCCGGAAAAGAACTTAAAAAGTGGAAACAAGAAGAGCCAAAAATTGGAAGCGACATACCCGTATGTAAACGATGTGGGTCTGAATTTTACCGTAATAACGAAACAGGAATTCACATGCACTTTAAGGATGGCTGGAGATGACCGCTCTTAACCTTGAGGAAGACCCTACATTGCTGGCCTGTGATCGTGCGCTTGAGGAGAGAGAAACGAAGAATAAGCCAAGGGCATATCTTGGCATGTCGCAGATTGGCGATTCATGCTCACGCAAGCTTTGGTATGGCTTCCGATTCGCAGGTCGAGAGAAGTTTGACGCTGCTACGCTTAAGCGATTTGAGGACGGCCACCGAACGGAAGAATTAATTATCGACCGCCTGCGCTTGCTCGACGGTATCACGCTTATCGACCGCGCTGATGATAAGGGAAACCAGATTGGCTATAAGGATCATGACGGGCATTTTAGCGGCCACTTGGACGGGGATATACTTGGCATATTGCAAGCGCCAAAAACGCCACACGTCCTCGAAGTGAAATGCTGCTCGGACAAAAAGTTCAATGAACTTAAAAAAGCAGTAGCGGAACTTGGTGAAAAGCAAGCTTTAAAAAAGTGGAACCAAGTATATTACACGCAGGGAATGTTATATTGCCATTACCACAGCCGCACACGGCATTATCTGGTTGTGGCGACCCCCGGTGGTCGTGACTGGATGGGGGTGCGGACTGATTATGATGCGGCGCATGCCATACAGGCCATAGCGAAGGCCAAGCGCATCATTTCCAGCAACGAGCCGCCTGATAGGCTAAGCAATGACGCATCCTACTACGAGTGCCGCTATTGCGCTCACAGAGGCATATGCCACAAGGAAGATATGCCAGACCGCTCATGTCGAACCTGCGTGCATTCAAGTCCTATTGCCAATGGAGAATGGCATTGCGCACGTTTTGGACGCCAGTTGAAACTTGATGAACAGGTTGCAGGCTGTCCCGCCCACCTGATGCTTCCGGGGCTTGTGCCAGGGGAAGTCGTTGAGGCTACCGATAACTCCATTACCTACCGGCTCCGGAACGGTGCATTCTGGACCGATAGCGAGGTCAAATGATGGCCGCTGACCTATTCAAGGCACAGCCTAAGCAAAAGGTATTGCGCGATTACCAGCTTGAAGCCTCGTCTTCAATATTTGCCTATTTCGAGAGCAAGAAGGGTAATCCGCTGGTTGTCATCCCCACGGCTGGCGGCAAATCTCTTGTGATTGCAGATTTCATTGCGCANGCCTATGCGGTCTATCCCGGAACTCATATTTCTCTGGTGTCGCANGTATCNGAGCTTATCGTGCAGAATGCGCAGGAGCTTGCGGAATATGCTCCGCACCTTCGCATAAGCTTCTGCAGTGATAAGCTTGGAGCAAAGGACCTGTCAGGCGATGTGGTCATGGGAACCATACAAAGCATGTACAAGCGTGCTTTTAAATATCCAAAGGCTCCCGATATTCTTCTGATAGACGAGGCGCATTTACTTTCGCCCGAAGATGGAACGATGTATCGGCGTTTTATCGAAGAATTGAAGGTCATCAATCCCTATCTGAAAGTTGTTGGCTTCACCGCCACTCCATTCCGCGCCACGCATGGATACCTGCATAAGGGTAAGGGAAGATTGTTCACTGACATCTGCTATGAAATCGGTATCATCGACCTTATAAATCGCGGCTACCTTGTGCCGATTATCACCCCGCAGGTGCAAACACGCATGGATGTGCATGGCGTCAAGATGGTGGGCGGTGATTATGCGCAGGGCCAGCTTGAGCGTGCAGTTGACGTTGATATGCTAACACGCGCCTGTGTGCGGGAGATTATCGAATTCGGTCAGGCTCGCAATAAATGGCTGGTATTTACGGCAGGACTTAATCATTGCCTGCATGTACGCGATGAAATACGCAGATATGGAATTTCATGTGAGATGGTGACAGGCGAGACTCCGACTGAGGAACGTAATTCCATTCTTTCAAGATTCAAGAGTGGCGATGTAAAATGTGTCGTCAACGTAATGGTGCTCACCACCGGGTTCAATGCGCCTGCAATTGACCTTATGGCATTTATGCGCCCTACCCGCTCACCTGTGCTCTATATTCAGACAGCGGGCCGTGGAATGCGTACCTTCCCTGAAAAATCCGACTGTATGTTGTTGGATTTCGGACAGGTTGTTGAAGCACTTGGACCCATAGACCAAGTGCATATTAAGGAGAAGAAAAAAGGGAAGGGCGAGGCCCCGATAAAATACTGTCCTGAGTGCGGTGCGGAATGCCACGCCGCCTTGGCTAAGTGCAATAACTGCGGATATGAATTTCCACCGCATGAAATTGATATAGACCACACTCCATCCTCCGCTGCCGTCCTCTCTACCCAACTCCAGACCGAGACACATGATGTTAGTGGCGTATTCTACTATCGCCATTCCAAGGAGGGCAGACACGATTCCCTGCGTGTGGAATATCTCTGCGGTCCCACCAAGAGCTTTCGCCAGTGGTTCATGTTTGAATCGTCTGGAAGGCCAAGGGAGGAAGCCTGCGCATGGTGGAGGGCGCATGCCGGTACACAGGCCCCGAACAATATTACCGATGCCATCAATCGCTCGCACGA